AGTAATTTCTGTATAATGAGCAAACAATAGTTGCGACGCGGGAACGTAGCTCAGTCGGTAGAGCAACAGCCTTTTAAGCTGATGGTCGTGGGTTCGATTCCTTCCCAGCACATCCGGCTTAAAAGAAAAGTGGCTGTCCACCTTTCAAAACTTAAGGATTCGTGGGAGCGTAGCTCAGTCGGTAGAGCAACAGCCTTTTAAGCTGATGGTCCCGGGTTCGATTCCCGGCGCTCCCACCAAAAAGCATTCAAACAGCGATAGTTCTTATTTAAGATCAAAAATCTTAGATAGAAACTATCGCTGTTTTTTGTTCAGCTTTTTGCGGACTTCAGCCACTTCAATACCGGGGCTGTTGAAAAAGTCCGTAGAGAGCCGCCTAAAAGGCGGCAAAGGTCGATTGCTCAAAGAGTGCATTAACTCTTAAAAATTAGAAAGGAAAAAATATGATTGCAACAATAACAGACTCCCCAGCTTGCAGGCCGGAGCTTCCGCGGTTCATGTTCGTGAAGGTTTTAAGCCTTCTTCCCCGCCGCGTGCAGGTTCTCTCCAAGTTCAAGGTGGAAGATCTAAAAAACAAGGCTGCCCGCGAGTCGATCACGGAAGCCTTGGAACAAGCAGATGCGAATAATTAAATAACTCCCCGAAGGGAGTTACTAAACTATCAAGTGATTAAGCATAGTTTAGCATATTCCCCGCAGGGAGCACAAGAGGTAAACGTATGAACACTAAAGTTCAAACGGCCGCGAGCACAGCCGTAAAACAGACTCAAGTTGATCCGCTGGCCGATAATTTCTTTACGCCGGTGGCCAACACCAAGCCGTATTTCAAGGCCGGCATTCAGGGCCTGGCAGGGACGGGCAAGACTTATACTGCAGCGGAAATTGCCATCGGGCTGCATAAACGGCTCGGCAGCAAAAAGCCGATTGTCATGTTCGACACGGAAAAGGCTAGCAAGTTCTTAAAAACCAAATTTGCCGAAAATGGCATCGAGCTCATGGTCAGGGACAGCCGGACACTGGCTGATCTGAAAAAGACCATGGAAAAGCTGCGCGATGGCTATGCGGATATTCTGATCATCGACTCCATCTCCCACGTCTGGGAGGACACGGTCGAGGCATTCAAGAAAAAGTATAACCGCACCAATCTGCAGTTTCAGGATTGGGGCGTGCTAAAGCCGCTGTGGAAGGCAGAATTTTCCGATCCATTGGTCAGGCTGCCGTTCAGCATCATAATGTGCGGACGCGCGGGCTATGAGTATGAAAACGAGATAAATGAAACCACTGGCAAGCGCGAAATCTACAAATCCGGCATCAAAATGAAGGTCGAGGGCGAAACTGCGTATGAGCCTGACGTTCTGGTCCTTATGGAGCGCTTTGAGGAAGTGCTGGGCAAGGATAAAAAGATTTATCGCCAGGCCACGATCATCAAAGATCGCTCCACGCTCATTGACGGCAAGGTTTTCATGAATCCTACCTACAAGGATTTTGCACCGGTCATTGAGAACATGCTGGAGAACCCGGCCGCGAATTATCAGGACGAGGGTACTGACAGCACCGGCCTGTTCAAAACCGAAGAGGATCGGTATCAGTACATCAATGACAAGAAAATCTGCTTGGAGGAAATCGAAGGCTGGCTGGTCAAAGCGTGGCCGTCAACCGGAGCTGCTGATAAGCAGAAGAAAATTGAAGTTCTGGAGAAGGTCTTCAATACCCGGTCCTGGCTGGCTGTGGAAGGCAAGGGTTTGTCCGAGCTCAAAGGCGGTCTGGAAAGAATCAAGATAATCGTCAATGACGAATTGGCGCAGCAGTTCCCGGACAAAGCTGATGAGGGCAAAGCAGCCAAGATCATGAGAAAAGGCATTGAAAAAGAAAAATCGAAGCGCAATGTCTATCACGATTAAGTAATAATATTCGCTCTCGACTCTGCCCTGATCGCGAGAGCGTGAGGGCAGAGATGGAGATCTAATTTATGCACTACGATTACGATTTGGAAATTGAAAAACGCTATCATCCGGAAAACTTTGAGGATCCGTACGATGGCGATGAAGATGAAGACGTTGAGGAATAACATTGCACCCCCATGTTTTATATCCAAGTTTCAAACGGGTTACTTCGAGGCGCTCATCGCAAGACCATGGGCGAGGCAGTATGGGAATTCATGTGGTGCATTGATAAAATCACGCGCATTGACGAGAACGGAGCGGGCTGGGTTTTGGGAGGAAAACCCATAAATCTCAAAAATATTACCGATGACATGGGAGTGCACGCCACCACCGCCAGTCGTAATTTAAACAAGTTGCAAAAAACAGGATATTTGGGTCTAGTGCATACTCCCTACGGAATTAAAATCAGCGTCAACAAAGCCAAAAAGATTTTCAAAAAACACTTAGGCAGCGATGTGGAAAGGTCTGTGGACGGGAAAAAGAGGTTTAGCAGAAACGCAACGAGGTTTACTAACATTGCTAAACCTAATGTAAGACAGGTTCCCCAAAAGACAGAATATAAATATTCCAAAGGCAAAGTTATGAACAATTTAAAAAAACTTCAAGAATTAAAACGGCCGTTAATGGCAAGAAACATTTAAATTATGCAGAAAGAATTTTACAAAACCGCTCTCGAGCGCGAACAGGAAGTGCTTGATAACATCACCGCTTTTCACGAGATGTACGGCTACAGTCCGAGCTATGCGCAACTCGCAAAACTCTCGGGTCTTAGCAAGTCTCGCATAGCGCAAATCATTGAGGCTTTAGTCTTAAAACAGCTGGTTGCCAAAGACGGCAGCAAAGCTAGAACACTGCACATCATATGCAAATAAATTGGCACGTGGAAAAGCGAAAGGTTACGGTATTAAAAAACTGGGAGCAGAATCCGAGGACGATTACTCGGGCAAATTTTCTGCGGCTCAAAGAAAAAATCTTGGAGCAGGGTTTCCATGCAGTGCTCGTTATTGACAGCGATGACACTGTTCTGGCCGGCAACCAAAGGCTTGAAGTGCTGCGGGACGTGGGAATGGAAGAGGTCAATGTCATATTGCCGGATCGCAAATTAACCGATAGAGAACGCGCAAAAGTGGCATTGTCCGACAATAAGCACGAGGGAGAAGATAATTGGGACTTGCTGGTTAATTTCGATGAGGAGATTTTACGCGATGTCGGGTTTTTGATGGAAGATATTTCCAAGCATTTTGACATCAGCCCCGATGAAGATAACTTTGATGCCGAGAAAGAGTACCAAGCGATTCAGGTGCCCCAAACTAAGCTCGGCGACCTTTACAAGCTTGGAGATCATCGGATTCTCTGCGGCGATGCGGAAAAAAAGGAGGATTGGGCAAAGCTCATGGGCAATGAAAAGGCCAAGCTTGTTTTCACTGATCCGCCATACAACGTGGATTATAAATCGCCGGGCGGCATGTCTTACGATTCCTCCAAGTTCGGCGGAACCGGCGGCAAAATCTTCAATGACGATAAAAGCGATGCCGAGTGCTTGAGATTCTATACCAAAGTTTTGGAGCAGATGCATAGGTTTTCCCAAGACAATGCGACAATCTATTGGTGGTTTGCGAATAAAAACAATTGGATCAACCGGGAAGCATTCGAGCAGGCCGGGTGGCATATGAGCCAGATTATCATTTGGCTTAAAAATTCCATGATCTTCAGCCGCGGCCAAGACTACCATCGCTGCTATGAGCCGTGCATGTTGGGCTGGAAAAAGGGCAAGAGCCATTACAGCAATAAAAAATATGCGGATTTCAAAGATACATTCAGCTTGGATTATGATTCTTTTATTGATCAGATGGATGTCTGGTTTGAAAGGCGGGATAATACCGCCCAGTACCTGCATCCGACGCAAAAACCGATCAGGCTTGCAGAGCGGGCATTGCGCAAAAACAGCAATGCCGGTGACTTGGTAGTGGACGGGTTTTTGGGATCGGGTTCCACGCTGATTGCTTGCGAACAGATGGGCAGAAAATGCTTTGGCATGGAGATGGACCCGAAATACGTGGACGTCGAGGTAAAGCGCTGGGAAGCGCTCACGCGTCAAAAAGCAGAAAAGATTTCAGCAATCACTGATTAGAATTCATTTGAACTTTTTGAACTATGAGCACGGCCCTTAAACGAGCTGAATATTACGAATTTGTCAGGTTTATTGCCACTCCGAGGCCTTTTCGGGAACTCAAGACGCAGCTCGAGTTTCAAGTCGAATACAATGTCAGCCACGGTACGCTGGCCAACTGGAAAAAGGATCCCAATTTCTGGGAAGACGTTCAGCGGGCGATCAAAGAATGGGCAAAAGAAAAGACCCCGGACGTGATTGCCGCCATCTACGGCCGAATCGTACAAAAGGGCGACCCGATGGCTGCCAAGCTATGGCTGCAGTACATTCAGGACTGGGCGGAAAAGCGCGAAGAAACGCAAATAAAAGAAGTGGGGCAAAACCTTGCAGAGATAATTAAAAAAGACTTGGAAAATGCCAAACAGCGCGGGGTCATTAGAGATCGCAACTATATCGAAGCTAATCCAAGCTGATCCTGATTATTTTTTCAAAGACATCTTAGGCGTTGAGTTATGGGAAAGAGAAAGACAAATCGTTTACTCCATTCGGGATAACCGCAAGACCGCGGTTCGCAGCTGCCATTCGTCAGGAAAGACTTTCACGCTTGCCAGAGCTGCTTTGTGGTTTTTGTACGGCTATGCTCCGGCGGTAGTCATCGACACGGCCCCGACTGATCGCCAGGTGCGCAATCAGTTTTGGCGAGAGTTCCGGTTTGCTCATCAAAAAGCAAAAGTAAATTTAGGAGGAGAGCTTCTCAAAACGCAGTTCAATATTGATGAAAATTGGTACGCCTTTGGATTTTCCACTCGAGAGACGGAGGGAGGAGCTGCTGCCGATAAGTTCCAGGGATTCCACGGCCAGAACATCTTGATTATCGTTGATGAAGCAAGCGGAGTCAGCGAATCGATTTTTGAAGCCATTGACGGGAGCATGTCATCCGGATTTGCAGTGCGCTTGGTGTACATTGGCAATCCAACGCGCAGAGAAGGCACCTTTGCCAATGCCTTCAGCGACCCGACGTTCAAGCACATGCACATCAGTGCTTTTGATACCCCGAATTTCTTTAAAAATAACATCAGGAATTTAAACGATTTAACGGAAGAAAAGGTGAAAGCGGCAAAAATGCTCATGCCCGGCCTAGCCCTGCCGGACTGGGCCCTCGACATGAAACGCAAGTACGGAGCGGATAGCGATGTGTTCCGAGTCAGAGTGCTGGGAAATTTTCCGACTAAATCCAGTGATACTCTGATCGGCGTGGACGCGGTTGAGATGGCCATGAATCGGGAGCTGCCCAATCTTGCCACAGAAGAAGATAAGGAAGAATGGGCAGCGGTTCAGGAAGTAATCGGAGTAGACGTGGCAAGGTACGGCGATGACAGCACTGTAATTGTGCTGCGCAAAGGCCATTTCGCTGAAGTGCTGGATAAAATGCAAAGCCAGAACACCATGGAAACCGTAGGTAAAGTCAGAAGACTGTTGATGGCGCGGCCGAATGCCATAGCCAACATCGATGTCATCGGCATAGGTGCCGGAGTATTTGACCGCTTGGTGGAAATGGCGGATATAGCGCACAGGGTAAACGGCATCAACTCCGCTCAAGCCGCAATGGATAAAGAGCAATATAAAAATTTGAGGGCAGAAGGCTGGGATTTGGCAAAGGAGTGGCTCAAGACGGGAATTTTAAAACCCGATGAAGATTGGTATCAGCTGGCCAAACCAAAATACAAAATTGTATCCAGCGGCCAGATGCAGCTTGAGAGTAAAGAAGATTTAAAAAAGCGCAATGTTAATTCTCCGGACGTGGCCGATGCATTTGTTCTCACGCTCATGCAGCCCACTGAATCAGGCAACCTTGATGTCATAGCAATAATATAATCATGCAAATAAATGAACTTCCAATTGAATGGCAGCAGCTCGTCATCGCGGCAAAGCGGTTGAACTATGGCAAAATGACGATCACTTTTGTGGAGGGCAAACCAAGCAGCGCCAAAATTCCGATTGAAAAAGATTTTAAGTTTGGGCGGGTGAGCAATAATGATTTTACGGACGATTTGGAGAGCATTCCGCTTGGCTAATTCGCGGCATTTATTTGTGAAATAATCAGAAAAATTGTAAACTTTCAGTATGGAAAATACAATAAACCAGAGCCATCGCATGGCCAGCATTGTGCTGGGAGTTAACGACGGGTTAATCGAACTCACGGGTGCGCTTGTAGGTTTTACTTTCGCATTCAAGAGCCATGATCTGGTGGCTTTATCCGGCCTCATCACTGGCATTGCGGCCGCACTGTCCATGGCTGCTTCGGCTTTCATGCAGGCACGTCATGAGCATGAGAAAAACGCAGTTCAGGCAGCAGCGCTCACGGGAATTTCTTATCTAATAGTCGTGGTTTTTTTAGTGGCGCCATATGTAATTTTGCAAGATGTCTTTGTGGCGTTGCCAATTATGTTTAGTATCGCTCTCCTCATAATCGGTATCATCTCGTATTTTAATTCGATCTATCTCAAGCAGAAATTTTTGCGAGAATTTGGAATAATGTTAGTGTTCAGCATTGGTGTGGCAGCCGTGACCTTTGCGATCGGATCGGGTTTGCGATTTTTGCTGCCAGTGTAGCCAGGCGATATTGCTTAGATTATGGAGAGCTTCTGGTTATTTATCCCCTAATCGTTCAGTTGACCTCGGATATAAAAAGTTCCATGATGTTGATGCACTCTTTGAAATCTCGGCCATAAAATCAGTCTGATTTGATCTCAATAGGACTACTTACGCGAAAGCGTTCGTAGTCCTTTTTTATTTAACAAATGAGCATAGTTGATTCAATTTTGAACCGCGTAGGATTTATCCGTAAAGAAAAAACGGAGATTCCAGGAATTGCCAGCATGGGTACTGCCGACCCACTCGCCATATTTCGGCCAGGCGGGGTGGGCGTGAGCGATCAGCAAGCCATGCGCTCGTACACCGGCTGGACCTTTGCTTGCGCCAGGGCTATCGGAGAAGAGGTTGCCAAGCTGAAATTTAAGCTCTTTAAAATTCAAAAGGACGGAGATTATGAGCAAGTCTATGATCATGAACTGCTTGATCTGCTAAATAACCCGAACCCTTTTCAGACGGCCTGGGAGTTGAAGTTCATGCTCGGGGTTCATATGGAGCTGACAGGCAAAGGTTATTGGCTGCTCGATGGAGTAGATAAAGACAGCGACAAGCCCAAGGGTATCTATCCTCTTATTCCCGCGCACGTCAAAGTTGTGCTTGGGGAATTCCCAAATCTGATCCAGAAATATGAGTATCGCATCAACTCCAAAAAGTACGACTACAAGCCCGAACAGATAATTCATTTTCGCTACCCTGATCCGAACAGCATGCTGGCTGGTTTTGGCGTGGTCCAAGGAATTGCGCAATGGATTGACGCGGATAATTATCAGACTGAATTCAATCGCAGATTTTTTTTGAACGGAGCCAAAGTCGGAGGATACTTGGAAAGCGATACGGCCAGAAGCCCTGAAATGCTGGAATACATGAAAAAATCTTTTGAAGCTCTCTTTAAGGGAGTGGATAATGCTTACCGCATCGCCGCGCTGCCAAAGGGCACGACTTTCAAAGAAGGCACGACCTCGCAAAAAGAAATGGATTTTGTGGAAGGCAAAAAAGATTCGAGAGATTCCATTCTCGCGGGATTCCGGGTTCCGCGCACAGTATTGGGAATCACAGATGACGTAAACCGCGCGAATGCTGAAGCTACCAATTTCGTATTTGCTGATCGCACCATCAAGCCGAAATATGATTTAGTTTGCGAATTTTTAAATACTTATTTAGTCCCAAGATACGAAGATGATCTGGTACTCTCCTATGATGATCCCGTTCCGGAAAACCGCGAGTTGCGCATCAGGGAAATGCAGGCAGGGGTTGCGAGCCAAGCCATACTGACGACCAACGAAGCGCGAGAAGAATTTTTCGGACTGCCGGGCATTGATAATGGAGATGAAGTGCTTACAGATTTCAGCAAAGTTCCGCTGGGTTCCACGCCAGAACAGGAAACTCAAGGGAAAAAGCTTAAGCTTCTCAAGCCGCATAAACGGAGGGAACCGCTGAAGGACGCAACGAAAAAAGCTGCAGATGAAATTGCCGGAGCCGTGGTTGGCGCAGTAAAGGAGTTGAACGAACAACACAAAGCTCATCTAAAAACCATTCTCGATTTAACTCACGAGGAATATGAAGAAAAAGTTTGGTCAAAATTTGTCACCAGGCTTGCACCGTACCAAAAGCTATTTATAAAAAAGCTGCGAACATATAACGCCGGGCAGAAGGCCGAGGTGATTGCTAACCTTGCCGAAGCACTCAAAGGCCATATAGAAAATAAAGCCATCGATCCGAGGAAATTTTTTAATGTTGCAAAATGGACTAAAGTTTTGACTGCACTAGCTGATCCGATCCTAACTGATCTTTTTGAAAAAGAAGGCAGGGCGTCCGGGGAACTCATCGGCTTTGGAGGATTTGCGATTACGCCGGAAGTCAGAGAGGCCTTGGATGATTCACTCGCTCTTTTGGCGGCAAGCTACACGGAAACAACCCTTACGAAATTAAAAGAAGTTCTGGGTAAAGCAATCGAAGAGGGCGCAGGGATACAGGAGTTAACTGATCGAGTTGAGGAGATTTATGCTTTTAGCGATTCGTACCGCGCAGCACAGGTGGCTCACACCGAGACCTTCAGAATCGCCAATGATGCCACGCATGAATCTTGGGATCAGAGCGGAGTGGTGAAGTCTATCAAATGGTACACGGCATCCGATGAATTGGTCTGCGAATTCTGCGGCCCTCTTGATGGGCAGGTAATCGATATTTCCGACGGCTTCTTCGACAAAGGCCAAACTGTTACCGGCCGGGACGGCGGAACCCTCAATTTAGATTATGAAGCAGTTGATAATCCTCCTCTGCACGTCGACTGTCGCTGCTTCATAAGGCCGGAAGAAATTTCCATTGATTAAGCATTAATAAATATATGGACAATATTTTCAAAAAATTATCCGAAGAAATAAAAAGCAAGCTGGAGGCGCAGTTTGCGGATGAAGCCGTGATCAGAGCCATCGAGCAGATCAAGTCCGCTTCCGATACTGGTACGTTTGAAGTCATCATCTCCACTGCGGACATTGACCGCGCCGGAGAAAGCATTGACCAGAACGGCTGGGACCTGGATTTCTACCGCAAAAACCCGGTAGTGCTTTGGGCGCATGATTATGGCTCATTGCCGATTGGCGTTACCGAAGAAATAGACGTCCGCGATGGCCAGCTCGTTGCTAAGGGCAGATTTGCTCCCGAAGATGCCAATCCCTTGGCGCAGCATGTCCGAAGGCTTTACGATCTGAAAATTGTCAGAGCAGCAAGCGTGGGTTTTATTCCCCGCGAGTTTGACCAAAATAACTCAAGCCGCATCACCAAGTCCGAGCTTTTGGAATTCAGCTTGGTCCCAGTACCAGCAAATCCCAATGCTCTATCCCTCATGAAATCCCAGGCCATAAACGTGGAAGCTCTGTACCAAAAAGGCATTTTACTCAAAGACGAAGGGCACCCGAGGGCACCGGAGGGCACCCCTGGGGCAGAAGAAGCGGACGTGGATGAAGGTTCGACTGAGGGTGAAATCGCTCAACCCGTGGCAGAACCAGCTGATCCTGAAAAACAGATCAAAGCCGGACGAGTGCTTTCCGAGAAGAACCGCGCCCTCATTAAAACAACCATTGACGGCTTAGAAGCCGTAAGCGCTGCCTTGCGAGAACTTTACGATGCAACAGAGTCGGCGAAGTCCCAGGGTAGCCAGGGGGAGGATGCTGCTGATGGGCAGACCCCGAAAAACCAAAGGTCGAAAACCGTGGGAGTTGGCTTCGAGGGTTTTGAAGAAGATCAGACCCTGCATCAGCTTCTGCGCGCAGTAAATACGGCTACGAGCGAAGTGCTTGCCGAATACAACAAGCACCAAGCTGCGTAGCGGAAAGGTAAATATGAATTTAACTGACGAGCAATTAAAGCAATTCACTGAAAAAGTAAAAAGCGTGGTTGACCAGGTGATGGAAGAAAGGCTTTCGTCCGTTGTCGGCGAGACCGTGGCCAAGGAAACTCGCGCCATTGTCGAGAAAATGAGAATTGAGCGCGCTTTGTACGGATCGGACAGATCAGGCTTGGACTCAGAGCAAAAAAAATCTTTTGTGGAGCTGGTCAAAGCCGCTGCCGGATTCAAAACCAAAGCCAACGAAGCTCTCATCTCCGAGACTGACAGCCGGGGCGGTTACCTCGTGCCAAAAGAGGTGGCGTCTGCGATTCTGCGCATTGCCGCATCCGTGGGTTTGGTTCTATCCCAAGCACGCAAGTGGCCAATGGGCAGCGACTCCCTTGATATTCCCGCTTATACCGGGTCATTCCTTGAAGGCGAATATCTCGGCGTTGATGCCGCGGGTAATGTCACCGGCATAACCTTTGCCCAAGCTTCTTTGCTGATCAAAAAATGGCAACTGGCCTTTGTGGTCGGAAACGATCTTTTGGCTGATGCCACCGTGGATCTTGGCGATTGGCTTTTGGCCCTGGGCGGCGAAGCCCTTGCCAACATGATCGACAAGCAAGCATTTGTGGGTACTGGCAATCCGTTTGTAGGACTCTTGAGCCACGCGGACGTACCGGTGTTCACGCTTCCAACTGGCGAAGATACGTTTGCGGAATTCGATCCGGTCGTTGACTCCTCTGATGTCATCGGACAATTGGAAGAGTCAATCCTTGATGGCGCAGGATTCTACATGCACCGAACGATTTGGGCAAAGCTTCGCGCAAAAAAGGATACTGCCGGCAACTTTATCTTGCCGAACGGCGGTGCCGCTTCCCAGCAGGTTCTTGCTAACAATCCAACCGGCGGCGGAGTGAAACCGGCCGGTGAGATGATGGGTTATCCCGTGTTCACTTGCAGACATCTGCCCAAGAATGCTGACAGCGCGGTGTCTACCAAGTACATCGTCTTCGGAAACTTCCAAGCTACTGCCTACGGAGACAAAGGCGAGCTCATTGTAGCCCAGCATGATTCCGGCAGCTTCGGCGGCAAGGAAATCGGCCTGGCGGATCAAAGAGCTCTGGTCTACAAGCATCGCCATGCTTTCACTATCGCGCTTCCAGCCGCATTCGTTGCGGTAAAGACTGCTGCTTCTTAAGTCAAATTAATAATCCTTAGGCTGCAAAGAACCAATCCTCGGTTAAGTAGCCTAAGGATTCCAAAGAAAGGTCAGTTATGAGCAAGTACAAAGTATTAAAAACTCTCAGCTATTCTGGCGATAGTTTCAAACCTGGAGACGTCGTTGAAATGGATGATGAGTCAGCTCGCGCTTTCGGCGCCGACTATGTCGAGCATACCTCCGCACCCGCGGCCGCAGGCGATGGCACCTCCTCGGACGGGTCTGTCCAAACAGAGGAAAGCGATGAGCACGAGGAGGAAAATCAAAATGAAAACCATTAGAGAGGCAATTAAATTTGTCCAATCCTTGGTGCCTGCCACCAGAACTGCCGATGCCAATGGCACTGCGGTCGACACTATGGGATTCAATACGGCCTGCTTGATAGTCAATGCCGGTGATATTGATACTGCCGACGGGAATGAAACTTACGCTGTCAACGTTGAGGAGTCCGCTGACGGCTCGACTGGCTGGGCGCAGGTATCAGGAGCTTCAGTGACAATTACCGCCGACAACCAGATCAAGTCAGTGGAGATTCCAGGACTTGGCACATCCCGCAAGCGTTATCTTCGCGCGGTATTGGATGTCGGAGGCACTAGCCCTTCGATTCCCGGCGGCGCATTGTTCGCTCTGGGAATTGCATTCACCAAGCCCGTGACTCAACCGTAGTTTGAGTTTTGGCCTTCACCTTCTCAATTCTTGGGAAGGTAGAGCTAAACCTTAATAACAGCTATGCCGGAAATTATTTATCCTCACGCTCTCACCACGGTTGACCGGGTCAAACAAAGGCTGGGAATAACCAATACCAGTCTGGACACGGTGATTTTGCGCTTGATCAATGCCGTGACTGACTTCATTGAGAATCGCTGCAATCGCAAATTCAAGGAACAAACTCATACAAGCGAGCTGCATCATCCGGGAGGAATCGGGCAAGAGTATGTGTTTCTGAAGAACCGGCCGGTGTCAGTACTCACCAGTTTGCAGTACCGATCAGGATCCATAAGTTCGCCGACTTGGAATGACTTCCCGGCAGATAGTTTTGAAATTGTGGAAGACGGCAAGGCAGGGCTGATCAAAGTCTACGGCGGCATGGCCAAGGGATTAACCGTACGGGCAACGTATACGGCTGGATACAAGACTGATTTTACGAACTTCGGCAATACCGCGCTTCATACCCTGCCAGCAGATCTTACGGATTGCGCGGAAAGGCTGGTGACCAGATGGCTCAAGCGCCGGGAAGATGAGGGCAAAGACGCCGCGTCCTATCAGCAAAGCAGCGTGGATTACATGAAGGAATTATCTTCTGAAGATCAAGAGGTGCTAGCTTACCATTCAACTCCCCCGGAGATTCAATAGCCATGCCGATGCTGGAAATAAAACTGATGAACTTTGAGAAGCTAAGGTATGCGCTCTCGCATTACGCAGACATCGCATACCCGGTTCTGCGAGAGGCTCTGGATGCGGCCACCGCGGAAATTCATAAGGAGGCCGTTGATACGAATTTTCAGTTCAGAACTCCGAGATCCCGGCGCACAGGCTTTCTATCGCTGAGCTTTGCTTACGGCCTGCGCCGCGCCGATCAAAGCTTGACGGCGAGCATCGGTCCCACTGCCAAATATGCGGTTCTCGTTCATGAAGGCACCTCGAGAATCATGCCGAATCCTTTTATGAACCGCATTGCCGAAAAATCAAGGCCGCAGGCTACTGCTCATTTGGAAGACGCAGTGGAAAAAATAATTGAAACCGTGGCAAGGAGAGCAAATTCATGAGCGTCATGGGCGACATTAAAACGAAAATTAAGGAGCGGCTGCAGCTTTTGGTTGATGCCGGAATACTCGGCGAGATTCAAGTTGATGATGCGGCATCTGACATATTCGAGCGGGACATCGGCAAATGGCCTTGCGCCATTCTCGCCACGCCTTCCACCCAGTCCGACTATTTTCAGAATACCCAGAATACCAGAACTCACGTGTTTGAAGTGATCGTGGTGCAAAAACAGGAAAATATCTCCTCGCAAGACGCGATTGAAAACCTCATTGAAGCCATCCTTGATAAATTCGATACCGTGCCCAATTTGAGCGGGGCGGCCACCGGGGGCGTGGAACCGGCCTCATCGCCGGTAGAGAAGATTCCAGCCAAAGGAGGCACATACATTACCTTTGCCATTACCCTAAAATGCAGAGTAATTAAAGATTTAATTTTTGAATAATCATATGGAAAAGAATTATAAAAACAAGATGGTCAAAGATGCGGACACGAAAGCCTTGCAGGAATTTTTTTACCCGGGCGGTGCTGAATTCGAGCCAATTACGATTTTGGCTGCTGACAAAAAAGAAGCTGATGCGCTTTATGAATCTCACAAACAGTTAATTAGAAAGGAATAAATCATGTCAAAAGGAATTGGAAGATTAATATCATTTGGAATCGCCAAGGAAAGCTCGCGCGGCACGGCCCCCGGAAGTGCAACGTATTACATTCCCTTTCAGGATTTGAGCTTGGAAGAAAAACAGAATCTCGCCCAAGATGCCCAGAGTTACGGCGTGATCGAGGAAACGACCGGCGCGTCCAAAGTCAAAGAATGGGCGGAAGGCATACTCAAAGCCATGATCGGCGACAAACACTTTCCGCTTGTTCTCTATTCTTTGTTCGGCGCGCTCGCCACGACTGATAACGCGGATAGCGATCCCACAGTGAAAGACCACACGATCAATGTCGCGCAGAGCGCGCAACACCAAAGCTTGGGATTCTACCTCGATGATCCCATTGCCGGGCAGGACTATATCCATGCTTTGGGAGTTGTTGATTCGCTGGCGGTGAACTATGAACGAGGCAAGTTCATTGATTACGAGGCCAAGCTCAAAGCCAAAAAAGGCGCGACAGCGACATTAACGCCGTCAATCACCACGGAGAATAAGTTTCTATCGCAGCACTTAACTTTCAAGCTGGCCTCAAACCAGGCAGGGCTTGATGGCGCATCTCCTTTATCCATTAAATCTTTGAAACTCAACATCAGCCAGAACATTGAAGACGATGATGTCTTGGGAAGCGCGGCACCTGCAGATTTCCTCACTAAGAGTTTCGTGATTGAGGGCGAGCTGGAAGCGATTTTGCAGAACGAGTCTGATTTCAAGACCCAGTTTTTGGCCAACAGCGCCAAGGCCATGCGCGTTCACTTGAAAAACACTGACGTGACTATGGGATCCGTCGCCAACCCGGAAGTGAAGATTGATTTGTATAAAGTGATTTTCAAGGAATTGAATAAGCCGGTGAAGATCGGCGATGTCATGATGCAGACTTTGAGCTTCAAGGCGCATTATTCAATCTCGGATAGCAAAATGGTGCAGATAACTTGTGTTAATACGGTGGCTTCATATTAATTTTTTAACTCTTTGAAATGGCCATGACCAGAGAAACAATCAAGCTCATAACTCCTTCCGGCAAAGCTCTTGAGATAATTCCATATCTTACCGCCAGAGAACGCAATGAGCTGCGCAACACTTACCTTTCGGAAATGACTGCGGAAATTGATCCGCAAAACCTGAAGGAAAGCAAAGTCAGCGGAATTAGGGGAAGCGTTTACGAAAAGCAGGAGCATACATTGATCAAACTTGGAGTGGTTAGCTATGACGGTAAAACAGAAAATATCCTTGATAGATTGCTTGACGAACGGCCGGAAGAATATGACTTTGTGGTTAAGGAATTAGACAAAGCCCTCACCGGGGGTTTAACCCAGCCGAAGTAGAGTACCTCTGGGATCGCTACTTCGGCGGATCAAGAACCGAGCTTAATGCAGAACAGATACGAGCGCTTGTTTGCCGGGAAATGAAATGGACTTACCAGCAGTATGATGAGCAGCCCGCATATTTTATCGATGTAATCATTCTCATGCTTCGAGCTGAAGCCCGGGCATCAAGAAAAAACAATGGCAGCGCAAACTGAATTATCAATTTTAGTCAGGATCAAAGACGAGGCTACTGCTGCCATGGGTAAAATTAGCGGTGCCATCGGCAGTGCGGAGGGAGCTTCCAAGACATTTGCTTTGGGTCTGGCCGGAGCAGTAACAGTAGCGGCCGGGTTTGGAGTGATCGCAGTTAAAGCTGCGGCAGATGCGCAGGCGGAAATGGCTAAAGTCGACCAGATCGTGAAAACCATGGGCGGCAGCTTTGAGGCGACCAAGAACAAAATCAAGGAAGCGGCAGATGCTACAGTAAAACTCGGGTTTGATGACGAAACCGCGGCTGTGAGCATAGCGCGGCTTTATCAGCGCACCAATGACTTTAATGAGGCCCTGCAATTAAATGCCATTGCCATGGATTTGGCTCGGGCAAAGAATCTGGGATTGGAGCAGGCAAGCAATCTCGTGGGTTTGGCTTTATCCGGCAATGCCAGGCTTCTCAAACAATATGGGATTGAAATAGATGAAAACAAAAAGCCGATGGAAGCGCTCATTGAATTGCAAAATAAGTTGAAAGGCAGCGCGGAGGAATACAGCAAGACATTCAAAGGCCAGTTGGAAACCTTCAAGGTTGAGTTTGGCAATTTAACCGAAGCCATCGGCAATCAGTTATTGCCCATGCTCACCCAGCTTATGATCAAGGTCAATGATTTTGTTCAGAATGATCTACAGAAATGGATTGATAAGACGGAAGAAATAATCAAATGGCTGAAAGATCACAAAGAGATTGTGATCATCGTCGCTGGAGCGGTGGTGGGAGCTTTAATACCGGCCTTTATCAGCATGGCTGTGACCATAATGACCGTAACCATTCCCGCCTTTATTGCCGCGGCCGTAGCTTTGGCACCATTCATGCTTGCCGGAGCCGTGGTAGCAGGAGTAGTGCTTGGAATTCTTTGGATCGTCAAGCACTGGGAGCTTATAAAAACAAAAACCCATGAGGTATTCAGTGCAGTCAGATCCTATCTTACCGAAGTCTGGGAAGGCATAAAAAATATTTTCCAAAGCTCCATTGATTACATCATGAGCAAGGTGAACGCATTTTTGGATGCCGTGAACCGCGTCAAGAATGCGGCAGCAAGCGTGGGCAATGCCATTAATAGCGGAGTAAACAAAGGCCTTTCGGCAATCGGACTCGCGGAAGGCGGCGTGGTCATGCGGCCGACCTTGGCCATGATCGGGGAAGCTGGCGAGCCGGAGGCGGTCATTCCGCTTTCCAAGTTATCAGGATTAGGCGGCGGAGTCACAGTGGTTTTACAGGGCACTTTCATGACTGCGCCGGAAATGGCCAGAGAATACGGCAGATTTTTAGCCGATGAAATTAAAAGGCAGATAAGGATTTAATTATGCTGGTATTGAAAATAAACAACACGAATCGCTCGAGTTGGATTGACTGGGAGAGTTTGGTCAAGCAAGAGGGACTCACCAAAGAGGTTGACTCGCTCGAATTCGTGATCAGAAAAACTGCCAGCAAAACCATTCCCGGCTTGGGCGATGACATTGTCCTCGAAGAAGACAGCATAAGAATTTTCGGCGGCACGGTTGTGCAGAGGCAGGAGTATGTGGTCGGTGGAATTCTATTCGGATACTCTATTAAATGCAAAGACTACACTCATGATTTGGATAAAAAACTGGTAGTGAAAAATTATATAAACCAGGCTGCCAGAGCCATTGTGCTTGATATCATCAGCACTTTTACGACCGGCTTTACCACTGCCAATGTCGCCGCAACCACTCCCACCATTGCCAGCATCAAATTCAATTACGAACAGTCAAGCAAAGCCATTCAAAAGGTTGCCGACCTCATCGGCTATGATTGGTACGCGGACTACGACAAAGACATTCACTTTTTTGACGAAAGCACCAAAACCGCGCCGTTTGAAATTACCGACACCGGCGGCAAGCTCGAATGGCGAACCTTGAATTTTGACCGCAACATTCTGGAGCTGAAAAACAGCGTGTTTGTCAGAGGCGGCGAGTACTTATCGACTATCATCGAGGCCAATGCGGTGGACAAATACAGCGCGGATGGCACACAGCGGGTGTTCAGCAATATTTACAGATATAAAAATATAACTGTCAAAGTCGCCGGCTCATCCAAGACTATCGGCATCGACAACATAACCGATCCCGCCACGGTTGATTGTTTGTATAACTTTCAGGAGAAAGCGATCAAGTTCAGGGATGACAATAAACCGACGGCTGCCCAAGAAGTCAAAATCTACGGCGATGCGTATATTCCCCTCATTGCAAAAGTCAGGGATCAGATCAGCATAGCAAGCTACGGAGAATATCAGCACATTATCGTGGACAAAACCATTACCAGTGTTTCCGAGGCGCAGACCAAAGCCAAAGCCGAACTGAATAAATGGGCGGAAGGATCATGGGCGGGAAGCTTCAAGACCATTCAAACCGGGCTTGAGACCGGCCAGCAGATCAGAGTAAATAGCGCCGCCTTTGGCCTCGACAAGTATTTCAAGATGTCGGCAAAGCCAGATCGAGCTCGCAGATTGAATACCAAGTGTTTTTTATCGCCAGCGGGGAATACAACTTTACGGATATCATGGCTGCTCTGCTCGGTAAAGATAAACAAAACATTGAAGTGAGCGATGATGAAGTGCTGCAGCGGCTAGAGACTTTTCCCGAGCCGATAATAATTGCCGATTTAACCGAGGCGATAAAAAGAACTCCGCCTTACAAATGGGGCACGCCGTCAAGCAATGATCTGGTTTGGAATTTAAGCACATGGAGTTAAAGCAAATGCATTCATTAAAAGAACAATCAGCCATCAAAGGAAAGATTACGGTTAAACGCCATAAGGCGGGTAAAACGGAAGTGGTGTTTGAGCAGGCAAATCTTGTGGTATCAAACAGCAATCGCGGCCGAAATTTGCTTTGCCAGTGGCTAGCTGGAATTGGCACATATGCAATCGGCATAACGCACGGGGAAATCGGCACTGGGAGCACGGCCCCCGCAAACAGTGACACGAGTTTGCAGACCGGCACGAATCGCGTAGCCGTAACCGCGTACGTGATCAATAACAATGTGATAACCCTGCAGTTTTTCTTCAGCAATGCGGCTTTGCCAAACGGGACATATAACGAGTTCGGCACGTTTATTGCCGGAAGCGCGACTTTGGGCACCGGCCAATTATTCAACCGCGCCATATTTTCGAGCCCCTATGTCAAAGCTTCCGGAGAAGATACCACCGTTGAAGTAGAATTTACCATTACTTGAGTTTATGAAATCAACATCAGTCAACGTTGGCGATACCGCAACGGCGCAGCAATATAACAACCTTCGGGACGATGCCAAGGGAGGCGGGTTTTTGCTGGCGCATGAGCAAAGCTCGCCGGATCTTACCGTGAAGATTGAAACCGGCATTTGCTACATTGGCGCCACAAGAGTGGTTTATGCCGGTGGCAATAGTCCGACCATGACTGCTCCTTCTGCGAATCCGCGCATTGATCTGATAACAAT